CCTGCTGATTTAGAGTCAGAAGCCAACCTAACTGTAGGGAATATGGACGAATACTCGTCTGTAGCGATCAAGTTACGTACTTTACGGCCAAAATCTACCGCTAAGTCCGTGGTATGGGACACCATCATAACCTTTTTGTTCGGATTCCTCCCTAAAAACCATGCGGGGAAATATATGGACACAAGTTGAGACTTACCATGACGTGGTGGTATGTTAACACATATACGGTCTTTCTCTCCTCTTTCTATGCCCATAAGCATATTTGCCAATAGTCTGTGATGCTTCCCAACTATGTAGTCAGACTGCATTCTCTTACAAAATTCAATTAAATCATCGTAAGCAAGGCTGTTTTCCTTACGTACGCTTAACTCATCGACCATACGGTCAATCTCTGCTACCTCATCGGTACTATAGTGGTCTAAATTGTCCAACATTACTTGGATTTCTTCTTCTGAGAAAGCTAAAGCCGCTTCACTCATCATCAAACCCCTCTTCGGCGTCGTCAATTCCCAGTTCTGCGTTTACATCTACGGGCTCACCGTCAATAATTACCGCATTCTCTATTTCTTCAGGCGGATTTACGAGTTTTGCTAGCTTACTACGTAGTTTTTCCTTAATATCGTCAGTAGACTGGTGCGTTATTGTCACTTCAGACTTCTCAGCGAACAATGCTACGTCTGAAATCTTCCCTAAAAGCTCCAATGCACGTATTCGTACGCGCGGATCAGGGTTATCGGTCTCTAACAGTAACTTATTTGTCACAAGGTGACGTATCTGTACCGCACTCTCTACTACAGAGCGGCCAAACTCCTGTAAAATACTGTTTGTTAGTATCAAAGACGCGGGTGTAAGTACTGCTACTCTCTTAGGAGTTACTTTCTTAGAAGTTTTTTCAGGGTTATTTGCGTATGCAACTGTAAGTTTTGCTGCAACATCTTTATCTTCTTTGGTAGGTTCTACCTCTAAACCATGCTCACCAAGTTCTTTTGCGGTGTTAGCTGCTGACTCCATACGATCCTTAAGATCAACAGAGGGCGTAATTTTATCTAATTGTACACCTAGTTCAGGTTCTATTACCAAAGTCATACTATCTCGATGTCGCAGGTTGTTAGCCGATAAACATGTTATAGGGTAAAAAAAATTTTTGTAAAGGAGTTTGAAATTTATAGGGGGGGCCTTTGCTATATAGAGGGGGTGGGGGTCGCTAAACTCAAAATTTCTGTAATTATTCGTGTGGAATAGTAATACATATACATAGATGTAACTAGTCAGGTCAAAAGGGGTCATGGGGGGCGGGTATGGTCGCTAGGATTACGGTTTGCCGTCTGGGAATTAAATGCTTAGCCACTGGCTAACCGACGACCAAACTATAGGTAAACATGTTATCACGTGCTATAACTAATCATAGGCGCAAGACATTAGCTCGATAAGACGTCTATATATAGGAGTCATCATTATGACAAACAATACAAACGTAGTACTATGTGACCGCACTATTCATTTAGTTAAAGAGGATAGCAAAGCAAACAAGGCTAGTCAAAAGCGTTCATCAACACTGATTGACCAATTGGTAAAGATTGGTTGGACGCGCGAGCAAGACCTAGATAAAGACGATAGGTTAGCTTTGCGGGCGGCCTTTGCCGAGCGGTTCACGCCTGAAGCAATCAAGCTTATCAATAAAGACAAGGCTACAGGTTATGACACTGCACCAGATCACAACGGTAATCACTTCACTCATCCAAGTGGCAAGCCTAAGAACCAAGCACATTGGAAAGGTCAAATCACTTCTGGTCTTAACAAGTTAGCAATAGCCATTGAAAATCGCAAGATAAAGCAAGCTTCAAGTAATGGTGCTAACGCTCCACGTGATATCTTCTCTAGGGTTGAGATTGAGATTACCAAGCTTATAGTTGGAGTTAACAAAGCCATCGTGAAGAGTGAAGATGCCGACAAAGAAGCAAAGTTGAAAGCGACTTTGACTTTACTAAGAGCGGTCAGATAAAACTATGGGGGAGCTTAATTGCTCCCCTTTTTTTTGTGCTTAAGTTTATGATACCAGTAACTCAAACGCACCGAGCCTCGCACAGCAACGTGTTTATGATACCAGTAACTGCGTCGCGTCGAGCCAATGTAACCACGTAAGTTATTGATATCATTGCAATGTTACAAAATATAGGGGTAATGTAACCAAATGTTACCTTTTTTTCAGAGAAAAGTTACATTATGTTCTCGTGGTAAATGGTGTTAGCCAGTGGCTAATGGTTGTAGGCAATGGGGGTAAAAAGGTCTATATATATATATATTCTTATAATGTTACTTTCTAAAAAACTGTACGTTCTTGTTGGCTTGACCCCCTTCGCGCTAGTCTTTTGTAACCTTTTCTAATCGTGTCTCTCAGCCCCTTCATAATTCTCACCTGAAAGTAACATTGTAACATTCCAATCT